CGGGCAATCTGCTGCAGGTTGTGCTTGGTGCGCTGCTGCGCCATTTTGCCGCCAGCATCGACCATGTGACGGCCCTGCAGGATTTTCAGGCCCATGCTGGCGCTGGTCAGCGCTTCGCCGCGGCCTTCCAGCTTGCGGTCACCCATAGTCGGGCGGCCGGCCAGCTGGTGATAGATATCCACTTCCACTTCGTCGCCGGCGGCTTTGCTCAGGTCGGTAATACGCACAATCGGCGCACCCTTGCTGGTCTGCTTGGACGCTTTGCCGGGGACTGCCTGTGGCGCACCATCGGTCAGCAGGTTGGTGAAGTTGTGGGACCGCACGGCTTCATTAAACAGCGCGGCGTTAAACAGCTTATTACTCTTTACGGTAGTACCCATAATTTTTTACCTCAGGAATTAAAATCCCTGGGCAAACAGCGCATCCAGTTGCGCCGGGCTCATTTTGGCCATGGCATCTTCCAATTGCTCAGGCGTCATATCCTTTAATGCCTCAATATCATTCTTGACACGCACGGGTGCCTGACCTAAATCGCTCAGCGAATCAGGAGCTGCTTGCTCAGTTTTATCGATGATTTGTTTGGCGCGATCAGCCGGGCTTTGCGGCTTTTCGCCAAAGGCTTGTTTGGTCTGTTGAACTACGTGAGCAAAGCGCTCAGTGGTTGGGCGGTTCTTCCAATCCGGGGATTCGCGCAGCTCGTTATCCAGGCGCAACGCTTCCGTCCAGCGGTTGATATCGCCGTCCCGCCACTGCATTAATTCCGGATTGGCATTCAATGCCTGCTGAAGATCGTTATTCGGGTCAACGTCTGCGGCCGGCGCCGCTTGTTCAATCTGCTGAACATTCGACTGCTGCTGGCTAATGAGTTTTTTCATCATTTTGCCGAGCACGCCGTAATCCTCTTCGATTTCAGCCCACTGCTTTTCGGTGATGTCGTCGGGATTGGCGAACATTTCCTCAACGTCAGCACCCTGCTGCTCCAGCTTGGTCTTCACGTTGTTCAGCGCGGATTCCGTTTTCTGATAGCTGGTCTGCAGTTGTTCAATTTCCTGCTGACGCTCGATCAGTTGCTGCTCCAGCTGCTGGCGCTGCTGGCGCTCGTATTCCAGAACTGAATAAGGAATTTCATGCTTGCCGTCTTTCGATTTAACGACCTTCTGCGCGTTGTCATCTTCATCATGGCCGGACGTATCGCCATCGCCTTCACCGTCACCAACGTCATCATTTTTCGCGTCCGGCTTTTCAGCTTTTTCGCTCAATGAAAAACCGTCATCGTCGGCTTTCGCTTCGTCCTGTTCAGCGTAAATGTCGCTTTCACCTGCAGCAGCCAGAGCCTTTTCGATCAGCTCCGGGTCGCCACTTTCCAGCGCCGCGTCAATGTCAAAATCGTTGACTTCATTACTCATTGCTCACACCTTTTGTCAGTTATCGCATGACTGCGTAGGGTTGGTTTTTTGCCTTCTATCGGTCGGGCTACCGTGAAAAACGGGCATAAAAAAACCCGCACTTGGCGGGTTCTTTGTTTTGCATTCTGTTATTGCACCGGGATCATCTGCGGCGGCGGTGGCGGCACTCGGTTATTGCGGGCCATGTCCATTGCCATCTGTGTCTGCTTCACTTTTTCGGTACCGGCTTTCTGTGTTGTCAGGTCAGCGTCTGCGGCCATTTTCTGAATCTTGGCTTTCAGTTCTTCCAGCTCCAACTGCATGGCCGCCAGCTGGGTTTCTTCGGCAACCTGCTGCTTCTGTTGCGCGGCCTGCTGCTCTTGCTGATACTGCTGCAATTCTTCTTCCGTCATGTCGTCTGTATTGACTTCGCCGGTGGCCTTTTGCAGCGCTTTAAGCAGGCGCGCTTTTTTGTCGGTAGGTAAATCCAGCTGCTCGATAACCATATCCATGGCGCCAATCTGAACTTCCTGCGGCAGCTTGCCTATAAAGTCCAGCAGCATTTCCGCCATCTGTGCACGGTATCCAGGCGACTGCTGAATATCGCCCAGCACTACCTGAGTTTTTGCCTGCGCCACGGCGTTGGAGATTTCACCGGTACCGGTTTCCTCGTTCAGCACAACCTCTTTCGGTTTCTGGCCAGGCTGCTGAGGAATGAAAATACTGACGTTGCGCTGCTCTTTCAGCTCTGTGACTTCATACGCAAGCACCAACTCGCCCAGCATCTGCCGTGCAAATCGGTAATTGTCGTTAATATCCGCCAGCGTTGTAGCGCCCTGCTCGACCAGCGAGTTAATCGCCACGCCAGACTGTGCGCCGCCCTCCTTGCCCAGGAATGCGTTGTACACACCAGCAACGTCCTGAATCAGCGTCTTGGCGTCCTGCATTACCTGGAACTGCTGCTGCGCTATCCCTTGATCTGTTTCTACGCGGAACAAGCCGCCTCCCTTGCGACGCGCTGCAGGGTTCAGCTTAATAACGCCGTCCTGCCGGTGAACCTCGTCCTGCAGGCGCTCATCACTCATGTTGCTTGCGTCCTCATCCATGACGATGCGCTTATAGTTCAGATCAGCAGTTAGCTTAATGCGGCGGAAATTAATTTCGTCCTGCGGGCTGAGCATTGCGCGAACCAATCCATACGGAACCTTGGTTTTATCTTCCTGTACCCCGAAAAATGGAACATATGGGTAATGATTGTGCGGATGAGGGCTGGCCATATCAGCAACATGGTGCGGCCCGATGTACCAGCTCAGTCGCAGCTTCGGAATGCTGCGCTTTTCAATCTGAACCTTACCGGTGTTTATCAGAGCAATGTGAAATTTGTTGTTCTCATCGAACTGCGCTGCGTTACCGCGCTCGTCTTTAATGATAATTCCCTGCTCCCAGACTCGGTAATACAGCTCGTACACCTTGATCATGTCGCGGTGCGGTAGCAGCCACTCAGTTTCGTTGCGGCTGCCGTACTGGTATTCGTCGTAAGCCCGGCTTAGCATGTCGCCTTTGAGCATAAACTCGCGCGTATCGAACGCCGCCCACTGGCCAATGCTGTGCTTAATGATTTCTTTGTGCTTCTGGAATGCCGCCTCCAGCTCGTCTTTGTCTACCCAGCGCTGACGAAGCATCCAACGGCAGTCTGATAAATCCGTACTGGCCTTCCAGTCCCAGCTAATTTCATCGCGGTGGATTTCGTGGATGCGATACTCAGGTCCTAGCGGGTCTTTATTCCGCTTCACCTCAACCCATCCAATACCCCCAACGACCTGTGATTTGTAAGCATCAGACGTTGCCCGGTTCGCTTTCGCAATCCGCATAGCCTCGTTCAGTCGTAAATTTAAACCCTCGGCCACTTCTGCGAATTCGTCGTTGTCAGCCTGCACAAACCAATCTGTACGACTGCGCGCCTCCATGCCCAGTACGCCGTTAATGGTCGGGGCCACCAAGTTGGTGGTCAGCACCGGCATATTTCGGCGCTTCAGAGTTTCGATTAGCGCCGGTTCAAGCTGGTTGCCATCGTAATACTGGAAGCAGCGGTCGGCTTCGCCGCGCCATTCCGGCTGATAATCGACTTCTTCCAGAATTTTATGCAGCCGCCGTGTGCCGGTTAAATCATGCTCTGACATTACAGCCCTCTCCAGTCGCCTTCAGTACGCCCGCGGACGGCGGTTTTAACAGGGGGCGTTGTCATAATTTCCACCAGCATCATTATCAGGTAGCGCATAGCGTCCATTAAGTGATCGTTTTCCTTTACGACGTGGCCTTTATCGTCACGCCGGTACAGTGCAAATTCCGCCAGCAGGTTGACCAGCGTGCCGAATACTTTTAACCGGCCAGTGGCCAGCCGTTCGTTTACCGCGAAAATTCCAGCCTCGACAGCATTATCAGCTTTGATAATGTTCAGGCCCTGCAGCTCGTACAGCTCAAATAATTTACTGCCGTCGGTCTGCGCCCTGCCTTTTGATGCTGGGTCAATGGCCCCCAGCATCCAGGCACCGCGCGCTTTAATCGCCGCAGCGTGCTCTGCCGGGGTTACCTGCCCCATGTAATGCTCTGAGTACAGGTAGACAATGTCGTTATCTCGATCCCACGCACCCCACACAACAGCCGTGCGCTTCCAGCCAACGTCAAAACCGTAGCCCTTTGGCCAGTGCTTCGGAATGATGAACGGATTGACCTTGATATCGTCCGGGTCATACGGGTAAATCGCCCCTTCACCCAGCGACGGGTCACCGTTCATCCGCGCTTTCAGCTGGTACGGCTTCAGCTTCAGCGACTTAATCAGCCGCTCCTGCTGTTCTTTACTCAGGTGCGGCGCATGATCCCAGCCCGCTTTAACCATGTATCGCGGGTTACTGGTGTCGGTTAATGCCTGCTCTTTGCAGGACTCCAGGAACGCCAACACCAGTTCAGTCAAACCAGACAGCGGCGTGAACGTGAGAATAAAAATCCCGTTCGTCGTCATCGTCCTGATCAGGGCTTCTTCATAAACCGGATACGGACATTCCTCGTCCATCCAGATGATGTCTTCCTCAGTTCCTTGGAAGATTTTTCGGCCCTGCTCATACGTCCGGAACTTCAGCACCGACCATTCGCCGTTGGCGTGCTTTACCGGCACTTCCTCGTATGCGTCTGGTACGCCCGGCTTCGGCGTCGGTTTGCCCAGCTTGTCGCGGGGAATCATCCCCGTACCCCAAGCGTCTGTGCCGTACTTTCCGCCCAGCAGTTTTTTCTGGATGATGTCCCGCGTGGTCTGGTTGGTATCGCCAGCAGCCAGTGCTCTAACGTTGCGGTCAAACCGCTTACCGTCCCACCACTCCGGATATTCACCGGTCAGGTGCAGCGTTATTTCGTAACCACCGGCCTCTGTCTTACCCACCCGGTTACCGGCCATAAACAGGCGCTCGGAGTGATACGCTCCAGCGGTAAAAAACTCACAGTGCTTGCTGTACAGCTCGCGGCGAAACTCCCCTGTATCGGGAAACATCGACCGCAGCTTGTTGTACTTCTCCCGTCGCTGTCGTTCTTCCAGCAGTGCCAGTAGTTTTAATTTTTCAGCCCGCGGAAG